CGTTTCTCAGGCACTCAATAATTATCTTGCAAATATAGATTGGAAAAAAAGAACCCCACTTCAAAACGCATTAGAGTTTGGTGTGAATGGACTTACTGGAACGGGTGAAGATATTGGACGCGAACAACAAAAAAAAGCAATAGAGCAGATGAAGGTGGAGGCGGCTGCAAGTAAAAGTGAAATGCCAATCCAAAAAGAAGAGATTCCTACTATTACTGTAAGCAAGCCTAAGAAACAACTAGCCACAAAACTATATCGAGTGATGTATGCTGGTAAAGGTGCTGAAAGCTCCGAAGTATATAAAACAAAAGAAGAAGCTGATGCTGCGTTGAAAAAAGCTGGAGGGAAGGGTGCTGTTGCTGGAGTGAATTTGTCTCAGAAATCTCGCGGAGAAGAAATGCTCCCAGTTGAAGATGTTCAAGCAAGAAAGCAGAGATATATGGATCAACTTTCTAAAACAAAAGAAATTTCTAAATTGGAATCAGATAAACTTAAAAAAATACAAGCACTTCGCAATCCACAAACTGAAGAAGAAATTCTTACTGTTGCAGAAAACAAGGGAAGAATGTCTGATGCTTTGGTTGCTGCAAATGAAGCCAAGCGAGCTAAGGATAAAGAGGCTGGTGCTGGGTTTGCATCATGGCGTTCTGATGTTAATACGCGCAGAACAGCTGAAGATTCAGTTAATGCATATAGCCAGCAACTTGGGCTGTTGAAGCAAGCATATAGTAAGGCAAGGCAGATCGGCGATCCAATTAATGCACTTAGAATTTCTGATGCAATACAGGAATTTCAATCTGGCGTTCCAAAAGAAATGGGCGCTCGCAAGAAGTATTTTGAACAAAATGCAGTGAGAGAAAGAAATGCTATGCTTGCTGAAAAATATAGATTAGCCAAAGAAGAGGAAGATAAAAATAGAAGAATTTCATTAGCAAACCCTGACTATGCTAATCAATTTAGTGGAACAACTAAATTAAGATATTAATAAAATGGCTACAAGAAGAACTGGAAGCGCAACTGATAGTCTTGGTATTTTCAATGGAGGGTTAACGCCTGCCCAAAGAATAATGCAATCTCAAATTGCTCAGACACCAGGGGCATTTAATTATGCAGACCTTGATAAGAAGTATCCTACTAGGCAAGTAACGCCAATGGTTCCCACATATATTCAGCAAAAACTAGACGAAGACCTACTTGAACAAAAAGAACAATTGGCTACACAAAGATATAGGGAAGCGCAGGCAAGCATCTATGAATCGCAGTTGAATGAAAAACTTCAAACAGCCGATCAAGTTATTTTGGCAAGAGAAGCGTTCTCTCAATTAAATCCTCAAGACAAAGACTATCCAGATAAACGTGATAAGATATTTATGGATTTGCCATTTGCTGAAAATGACACATCGTTTATGAAAAGCGTTGTTGGACGCAATGACAGGTTATACGAGAATTACTTCAAAAAGAATATTGCTGTTCAGAATTTAACTCTTAAAGACTTGGATGATTCTTATAAAACAATACAAGCTATAGAAGAAAGCGCAGCCAATAGGGGCGGGTTGTCGCCAATGGAGAAAGACTTAATAAATATGCATAGAGCAAGGATAAAGGGTGGAATACAGCAGCAAGGCATTACATCAAATAAACCTACTCAGCAAATAAACGGACAAGAAGATGCTGACGTGGCTCAAGCAAGAAACCTCGTTTCTAGGCGGCCAGAGCTAAAGGATGAGGTAAATAAAAGATTGATTTCAGCGGGGAAACAACCTATTCCTTGATGCATGGGACTTTTCGACGATCTTCTTGAGGAAGATAATATACAGACTACTCCGAAGCGCAATGGCTTATTTGATGATCTTCTTGAAGAAGATGACCTTACTTCCAATCAACATCCCGTTGTTGATGATTACTTTACTCCACGGCAAATAGCTACTGATAAATCAGAAAAAGATAAATCATTTTTTGGAGTTTTAGATACTGCGTCTGCAATTGGAGAGGCTGCATCTGATCTTATAACTGGAGTTCCTGCGGCTATGAGAAGAGCGAAGGTTGGTCTTATTCGCCCAGATCAATATAGTCCAGAAGATGTAATTGCATTTGAGGCTGAAAGAAAAAGGAACGAACAACTTGAAATTGAGCGTCAGAAAAGAATTTCCGCTGGAGAAGAAACATCTGTTGGTTCAGCAATTAGGGAGGCTGGTAGGAGTCTTGGATTTACTGCCGCCAATATACTTCCCGCGATGGCTGGTGGAGCTGCTGCTGGAGCTATTGCTGGGGCTGCATTTCCAGCAGCTGAAGTTGCAACAATTCCTATTGGAGTAATTGCATCTGGAATTGGAGCGGCTGCTGGGTCTGCTCCAGTTGCATACAGAATGGCTGGAGCGCAATTTTTGGATGATGCATTCAATCAGCTTGAAAGCAATTCTCTGAAGAAAAACAATAGACCATTAACAGAAGAAGAGAAGGATGCCGCATACAAAGAACTACTTCCAATAGCTCAAAATACTGGAATATGGGAAGCTGGACCGGAGGCTGTTGGTAATGCTGTAACATTAGGAGTTGGTAAGTTTGTATTTGGATTCGGGAAAGAAGTTGCAACTGGCATTGCATCTAATGCAATTAAATCAGCTACAAAAACAATTGGTAAGAAAGTTATAGAAAAGGGAGCCGCAATAGCTGGTGATTTAGCTGTTGAACTTGGTGGTGAAACAATTACTCAAACACAGCAAGGGTATGATGATGCAAAGGCACAACAATATATTAAAACCGGTAGCACAGCTGGTGCTGTTGATGAATATAAAGGGTTAGCTGGGTTGGGAAAAGCCTTCAAAGAAATAGCTCCTGCAACAATAGCCACAATGGGATTAATGGGTGCAGTTGCCGGAGGAGCTAAACTAGCATCAAAACCATTTTCAAATAAAACGGAAACTGGAGAGGAAGAAAAAAACAATAATGCTGAAAATACAGCGATTGGAGGAGCTATAATTACTGATAATTTAAATAGAAACAATTCTCCAGAAACAGCAAGGGCAATACAAGATTTAGCGGCAAATGAACTTTCAGATCAACTTGAGAGTGACTTTGCATCACAACAAGCAGCAGCCGCTGCACAACAACAACAAAAAAATGCCACTAAAGAAATCATCAAGCCAGAAGGCGTTCGTGAAGAACCTCAAAACGGAACTGAAACACAACCGACCAATGAAACAATCGCTCGCCATCGCGTATTCAATCCAGAAGGAAGCAAAGAAAAAGAACAAATAGAGTCAGGAGTTAAGCTCAAAGACGCTTGGTATAATAGGGAGATCAACAATCTCTCCTCTCTTTCTGGCCTCTCTAATCAAAGCGTGCATTCTGCTATGCTCCCTGGCATCCAGAATAGCGAGGTTCTCAAGTCTATTGTCACATTTATTCCCGTTGATGTGATGAATGACCTCAGGGTAAGAAACATCCCTGCCGATGAACTCCTCAACAACCCAGATATGCTCAGGGATACTCTTTCCTCTGATAGTAATAATGACATATTTAGAGGGGTCGTTGGTGCGCTTGGATCGGGAGTAGCAGGATTGAGAACAGAACTTCTTGGAAGACTTGGAAGGAATGACCTTGAAGGTGCAGCCGCATTGATTGCAGGATTTAAGAATCCCTCCAGTCTTGCGTCTTTTCTTGCTCAAGACGACATTCCTAAATTTACTTCCTCTGTTCCAGCAGAGTTTACCAACGCACTCTCTAGAGCAGCATCTAGCGGTCTTCTCCCTGTAGGGTCTGACGCTGAAAATATTTCCACAAACTTCGCACGACTTTTTGATTTGACTGAGCATAGTGCTAAATTAAAAACTAAATTTAAAGAAAAGTCAATAAGCAATCGCATACAAAAAACAAAAAGCGAAGAAGAAAGGCAAATAGCCAGAGACATTGTAAGCGAGCTGCAGGCTGTATCAAACAATACCGCTACAAACGAGCAGATTGCCCGTCTATCGATGGATGGACTCGTAGATGTCCGTAGAGGCCAAGCCATCATCAACGAGGACGGAGAGGGCATCCTCGCGCAAGCACAAGCCCCATTGCCAAAGCTCACTCCAGAAGCAAGAGCGGCTGAAGTTGAAGCTGTAACTGCACCAGAACTAATGCAAAATGGAGTGATTAGAACTCCACTAAAGGGAATTACAGGATCACAACAAGAAATAGAAGATAAGACTTTATTTAAAAATCAAATTCTATCGTTACCTGATGGAAGTGTTATTGTAACCGATCCAGATGTTACGGGATTAGCGCGACAAGTTCGTGTATCAAAAATAGGTAATGAGGTGTGGCTTGAAGACGCTAAAACCGAACAGTTGATTTGGAAGCCTGGTTTAAATGAAGGCGCGATTCTTGATATGAAAGGGGGAGTAATAAAAGCTCCCGCGATCACTAATACTGTGTCCGAACAACCTATCATTGGAGAAAAACCACAAGTTTCTCCGATAGTAGGCGATCAAGTTACAGATACAACTCCAGTAGAACAAGTTGCTGAAACTCAAATCGCAGAAGAACCTATCATCTCGGAAAAACAACAAACTTCTGAGATAGTAGGCACTGAAACTGCTGCACCCGAAGTTTCTGCTATTAAACCACAAGTTCAAGTTACAAATATTGATTCACTAATAGATCAAGGTGGTGGAACTGTAGCAGTTCAAGAAGATGGGAGAGATGTAAAATTCAAACAATTTGGTATTGGAATTGACGGCAATACGGCAGAAATAGCATTTGTTGAACTTGATCCTTCTGAACAAGGAAAAGGCATAGGAATAGAAGCGTATCGTTCATTAGGAAGTGAGTTAGCTGCTCGTGGAATTATTTTAAGAAGTAGTGGAGCGCAATATGGGCCCGGTCATAACCTTTGGTTAAAATTAGCAAAAGAGGGGTTAGCAAAAAGAGTGGGGCAGCGTTATCAGTTTGTCGCACCCGCCGAGCCAACTGTCAACCAACAGTTGACGGTTCCTCCTACACAAGCTGCACCAATTGAAAAATTAAAATCAACTTCTCCTGAATCGCAATTATATATTGATTGGATAAACGAACAAATTGAATTAGGTGCTAAAATTTATCAAGGAACTCCCAATGAAAGAGCATTGACTCTTGATGATGTTGTAAAGGTATCGCAGTTAAAGACTGGGGCTATTCCAAATACAACAGAAAATTCATTAAAATACGGAGGTTTAGGAATTGGGAATCAAATCAGTAAATTGATTCAATCAGATTCAAGACTCCAAGGTAGAAATAATTTTGAAATAAAAAATCAAATTGAAACTGGATTATATTCTGGTAGGGGAATAGAGATTTCTGCTATTGAACCAGTTGCTACAATCGCTCCAGAACCAGTCACCGCGCCAGTAGCAGAACCTTCCCAAACGGGAATAACACGGCCTGCCATAGCCGCCGAAGAACAAGTTGTTACCGAGCTGGAAGCTGCACCAGCAGAAGTTCCCGCGCCAGAGGTTGCGCCTAAAGCTATAAAAGATTACGCAACTGGAGATGTTAATACTCCATTTTATTTTGAAAATGATTCTTGGAATGTTGATGAATCACGACTTAAAAGCGGTGATGAGGTAATTGAAACTTCAGACGGCCCAGCCGTATATTCTCGCGCTAATGACGGTAAAGTTACGGCAATTGGAGTAAACGCAAATGGTCGCCAAGTTTATATTGGTGAATCGTCCAATTCTTTCATGCCGTCTGATTATTCAAATGTTCCAGTTAGTGAAATGTTTTCCGCATTAAAAGGATCACGCACTTATGAATCTGATAGGGCTGGAGATTTATTTCCAGTAATAGACCAAAAAACAGCAGAAAAACTTATTTCAAAATACCCTCCAACCAATCCCGCCCCCGCAGTATCGGAAACAATAACAGAGCCAGCAGCTCAACCTACTCCAGCAACTCAACCGGAAGGCATAGCAGTAGGCAACCGAATCAAGTTAGGCAAGAGTCCACAGACATACACCATCGAAGAAGTAATCCCGCAGACAACAACAGAGAGAGATTTGGGCGAGCAGTATTACTCTGTAAAAAACGAGCGCACGGGCGAGGTACAGGTAGTGGAGGCAATGGATTTGAAGAAGGTTGGAGGTAAGAGAGCGCGGAAAATGACTGCTTCTACTCCACAGCAAACGCTTTGGTCAATTCCTCAACAAGAAATCTCAAGTGCTGCTACATCAATTAATCAGAGCAAAATGCCAGCTACATTTAAGAATGTTAAATGGGAGTCTGGAACAAGAAATGCAGATATTGGCGGAGGAAGATTTGATAATGCAACTGAATACTTAGCAGGTCTTGGAACGGAAAATGTTATTTACGATCCATATAATCGCAGCCAAGAATCAAATCAAATTGCTGTATCAAAAATATCTGGAGGGCAATCAGATACCGCTACAATAAATAATGTTCTTAATGTTATTGCTGAACCAGAATCACGCGACCTTGTTATTCGTCAAGCAGCAGATGCAATAAAGCCAGATGGTAAGGCTTACTTTTTAATTTACGAAGGAAGCTCAAAAGGGGTTGGATCACAAACTAAATTTGGATGGCAAGAAAATAGAAAAGCAGAAACATATATTGCTGAAATTAAAAACCACTTTGGAAATGTAACGCGAAAAGGAAATCTTATTATTGCTGAAAATCCAGTAAAAACAAAAGAACCATTGCGTCAAGCGGCAGAATTTAAAAACGAGGAAATAGTCACGCCAATTCCAGAAGCAAATCGCTACACATACGAAGAAGCTGTAAGGCTAGTTGACTCCTACTTCGACAAAGAAGGAATACCGGAAGGCATTGTTATCGTAAATAATACTACTGATCCAGACCTTGAGATGAAGGCTGGATACTTCGTAGATCGTGGACAGATCGTGATTAACCTTGCGTATATCGCTAAAGGCGAGAGCCTATCTGACATTATCTCACACGAACTTGGTCATTTCATATTTAGTGATCCGCAGTTCCAAGCTGACTTCAAAGCATTCTGGGACTTGATGACACCAGAGGAGCAGGCTGATGCAGATAGAATCATCAATCAATTTTACAATAAAGAAACTGGAGCAATCCAGATGGAGGAGAAACAAGTCCGCGCATTCATGCAGTTGATCCAAGACAGCAAAGCAATGCCGAAGTGGAGGCAAATTCTGGACAGCATCAAGCGTTGGATTAACAAGTATCTTAAAACAAATTTTCAAGTAACTGACAGAAACGCATTGGCAGTCCTTGCTGCCGCACATAAACGATTTAAGAGTGGTGAGCGCATCATCCGTGAGATTGATTCTGGAGTACTGAAGACAGCAGATACGGCACAGGATGCGGAGTATCTTGCAGCGGTTGAGCGTGGAGACATGGAGACTGCACAAAGGATGGTGGATGAAGCGGCAAGGAAGGCTGGATACAATAGCCCAATGGTTTATCATGGTTCTTCAGATAAACCATTTAATATTTTTAAAACAAAGCGCGGTAAAAAAGGAACAAGAGAAGGCGGTGCATTTTTTACCCCAACAGAAACATTGGCTAACTATTTTGCAGAAATTTCTCAACAAGTAAAATATGGAGGGATTACAGATAAACCTGGTATAATTTACAAGGCATATCTTAAAATGGATAATCCTGTTGTAATTGACCAAAAGTTTGAAAATGTAGGTTCAATAGAAGATAAGAACATAAATAGAATCAAAGCTGCAAAGAAATATGGTTTTGATGGAATCATATGGAAGAACACAATTGAACCATTTCATCCAGATGGAGTAGATCAATATATTGTATTTTCTTCAGAACAAATCAAGTCATCAGACCCAGTAACCCGTGATGATCAAGGTAATGTAATCCCACTCTCCCAAAGATTCCGCACTACCTCGCAAGACATCCGCAGAATGGCAGCAGAGCCTCGCCGCGAGCAAGTTGCTGGAATGGAACGTGGAGACATTATTACAACTCCAGAAGGAATTATTAAGCAAACCAACGAAGTATTGCGTAATAAGTTCTTCGATGGATCAGAAGTATCTGATGAGGCTACTTTAAATGCATGGAACTACATAGAGCAAATGTTAGATATTAAATCTGGCGCAGCCAATGCTCTTGCAGGACAGATTAACGATGTTGCAGATCAAGAAACAAATTCGGATACAAGAATGGGAGCGAGTTTATTCTCTGTGTCGCTTGCAAATTATGCCGCAAAGTTGGCTGCTCAAGGTGATACTACGATGATTTCCTATCTTATCCGTAGGATTAATCGTATGCCTATTGATAACCTTGCTGGAGGAATAAGCAAAGCTGCTGAGGCAATGAGAGCGAAAAGAGAATACAATATTGATGGATTCAATACGCTTAAAACTGAAGGGAAATCTAAAGTAGAAAGAACAGCAGCGGCATTGTTTGGCACAGACAAACCAGGCGAAGATCAAGTAAAGGCTGTTGATGATGCAATTAAAGCATCAGAGGATACACCTATTGGAGAGCCTGAAGAAGTTTCCGCTGAAATTGAAAAAGTAGAGAATAGGACAGGGCGTAAAGTAATCAAGGCTATCGATGATAAGATCAAAGAAAATATTGAAGGACGCAAAAATCTTGCACTTGAAAAGCAAAAAAGCAGACCAAGAACTCCTTATGGAGTAGAAGGACAAGCACAATCAATTATAAATCAATTCTCAACATTATTGAGCGATGTTCCAACATTTACAGAGAAACAAGAAAATCGCATTAGAACTATTGTTCAACAAGACTTGAGGCAGAGGCCAGATATGAAACGCAAGCAACCATGGACAAGCCAACTGACGGCAAAGCTTATTGATGCTGGTGTTGATGAGGCGCAGGCTCAAATAATTTCTGATCTTGTATGGAGACAGCATGAGATCAAAACAATGGATCGTGAGCTTAAGGAGTTTCAAACAGCAGCAGAGAAAGGTTCTCTTACAGTCATTATCCAACGCATCAAAGATACACCTATTGAGCAGCAGCAGAAGCCAGGTTGGATGCAAGGCGTTATTCGTGAATATTTAATTGGTTCTGGACTATCGAGTAAAGCGGCAGACACGGCAGCAAGACTATATGAAAGCGTAATTTCAGAAAGATTGGCTGAAGCAAAGCAAAAGGCATTTAATGAAACACTTTCTAAATCTGCTCCGTGGAATAACTATCTATCCAGAAATAGCAGACTCGGAAAAGATGCATTAAAGAAAATTCAAGACGCAATCAGAACTGGTGTTCTTGATCCAACGCAAAATGTTGAAAGCATTATTGCAAAAGAAAATGGGTGGTCTGGTTTTTCTAAAGAACAATTGCAGCGGATCGTTCAATTGGATAATGTTATTTCTAATCCAGATACTGATGAGGTTACAAAAGCAGAATCAATGCATGAGCTTAACTCAATTATTGTTAAAGCAAAAATGCCAGTAAGATTTAAAGATGCGATTGGAGCCTACTATGTTGGTCAGGCGCTTATGGGTATTCCGACATTGACTGTTAACATAGCATCGCCTATTGGGTTCTCAGTTAGAAATCTTATTTCAGACATTGGGCGTTACTCGTTTACGGAACCATCAAGAATCCCAATGGCATTTGAGACATTCTTGGATAGTATGAAGTCATGGTATAACCAAACATCATACGCATTTAAAAACCAAATATATCTAAACGATGTAGTTGAATATCTTAATGGTCAGAATGTTCTTCGTGAGTTGTTTGATAAAGGAAAGGCTCAGTGGGCTAAAGGTGAATATGCAAGTGGAATGGTTAATATGCTTGTTGGTATGACGCAAATTACTGGGCGTGTCTTAGCGTCTTTGGATCAAGGTGCTATTTCAATGTTGGAGAATCAAAACATTAGCCGATACGCAATGGAGGCAATGAAGCAAAAAAACATTCCGCAAGCGAGACGCAAGGAAATTGCTAATATGATTCTTGATACGCGAAGAAGAACATACGCTGAAAGCATTGCCGCAGGAATGGAGAAAGATCGATCTGGTGTTTTAGCAGATATGGCAGTCCGAACTGAAATTGCAGAGGCACTTGCACCAGAAGGAATTAATTTCAAAAACGTATTGGATTCTGCAATTAATGACTCGCTTCAAGCTGTTGGAAGGAACAAAACAATTGATACAAAAGGAATTGTTGAAGAGAGTAAAAGGCTTTCAGATGCTGGAATGTTGTCTTATTTGCCAATTGAGTTTCTTCAAAAGATAGCATCTGGAGCAGCTAATAGTGGACCTCTTATGCAAGTATTTTCAAAAATGCTTTATGGATTTGCACTTGTGCCTGCAAGGGTATTCCATACTACAGCTTGGTATTCTCCATATGGATTTATCCGACTTGGAATTGATAAGTATAAAAAGAACAAAGGCGAAGAGTCTCCGTATGCAATGAGCTTGCAAACAGACTTGCAATACAAGCAAAGATTAACAGATGCTATTGCCGGATCAATTGTTATGCTTGGATTGGCTGCACTTGCAAGTGGCTCTGCTGATGATGATGACGATAAAAAGTTCAAAATTGTTATTACTGGAAACGGTCCAAGTTATACAGCGGACAGACAATATTTTGATTCTTGGAACAAAAAGTGGAAGCCATACAGCATCCATATTGTTATGGGAGATACAATTATTCCAATAAATATTGGAAGAGGTGGCGAGGCATTATTCTTCCCTATAATGCTTGCTGGTGCATTAGATGATTGGGGAATTAAAAAGAAATTGAATCTCACAAAGAAAACTCCAGAAGACCTTAATTTCGCTGTAGAAGCACTGGGTTCAGCGTTCTTTGCTCTGGCTCAAAGAGGTCCATACGCCGCATTCACAAGACCATTGTTTGACGCTTCTAAGGAAGGCAAGATTACCGAAGAGCTTGTTGGTCAAGCTGGGTTCTTTGGTAAAACATTTGTTCCAATATTGGGGGCATCAGTTGCAAGAAATATATCTGACTTCATCAATGATCCGGTTGATAGGTCTTCATTGGAAGGAGCAATCTATGCCAACACCCCTGTTATTGGCCCATGGATGGGTACTAAGGCGCTTAATGCTCTTGGACAACCAATCAGGGCGGATGACTGGGGTGACAAGCTATACAAGCTTGGAGTTCCAGTTGCGTTCTCATTTCCTAAAAATACTCCAGAGAATGAACTAAATGAATTGATTCTTAAAAAAGGAGGGGGTCCGTCTATTCCTACAAGATCAAATGCACAGAAGCGACTTGGTGATGTTATGACAGATAAAGAGTTTGAAACATATGTTCGTGAATATGGACGTGTTGTATCAGACAAGATGTTTAAAAATCGAAAGAAGCTTGAAAATATGTCAGTTAAAAACTATGATGATGAACTTCAAAAATATGTTACTGGATATTCAATTGACGGAATCAAAGTCACCGGAGCTTCTGATATGGCAGTTCGCGCTGTAAAGCGATCAAGAAACCAATGATTGAATACGAGTATATTGACAAGTCAACGTCACCTCCTGGTGGGTGGAAAATAAAAGTTATTCAAACTGGGGTTGAATTCAAGCACTACGACTATCGTTCAATTTGCAACTTTTATAAGAATCATTGTGCTGCAAATGGAATATTTCTTACGCCAACTTGGGAGGAAGAATTTATTTCGGAAATGTGTAAACAAAACACGCATTGGGGAAGATTGTGTGTAAGTGTAGATATGAATAAAATAACAAGACGGAGGCTTTCACTAACGTCTGTGCTTTCATTTTTAAACATGATGAAAACATGGGCGCAATCAACTCTATCCGGTAAGGCTGCATTTGTTAGCCAAGAAGAAGCCGAGAAACGGGCTACAATTTGCGCTAACTGCCCAATGAATACTACGCTCCAGTTTTCATGTGGAGCGTGTATGGGGGCTGTTATAACGCTATTAAGCTCTATCCTTGGAAACAGAAAGACAGAGCAAGACAACGAGCTTGGAGCTTGCCTTGTGTGTAGTTGCTCGTTGAAGGCTGCTGTCCATGTTCCGCTTGATGTTCAAAGAGAAGGATTGAGTGAAGAAATTAAACAAGACTTTGAGAAAATAAAACATTGCTGGAAACATATATGAACTTCTTACACGAAAGAGACTTTGGTGATATTATTTTAAGCTTGGCAGTAGTTAAATCTGCTTCCGATAGCGCAAATTACTACATTCAAAACAATCCCAAAGCCGTAAAATTATTGACCCCGCTTATTGAGTTTCAATCATATATTAATAAGTGTGATACATTTAAATCCCAAGATATTGACAAGTCATTTGTTGACTTTAGAAAAAACGGATTTCCATGGGGGGTTCAACTTGGTGTGCATCATGCAATGTGGGTTAAACAAAAAACGGACTTCTCAAAACAATGGCTATCTGCTCCTAAAGAATCAAAATACAATGGAAGTGTTATTGTTAACAAGACAGAGCGATACGCGAATCCACTATTCCCATGGAGTCAACTTGTTAAAATACTTGGAGACAAGATGCTATTCGTTGGGCATGATAATGAATATGATGTTTTCTGTAAGAAGTATGGAAAAGTAGAGCGATTGATAATCAATGATTACCTTGAACTTGCAACTGCTATCAATAGTTCTGATTGTTTTATCGGGAATCAAAGTTCAGCAAATTGCGTAGCTGAAGGACTAAAACATAAAACAATTCAAGAGGTTTGTTTGTGGCAACCCGATTGTATCTATAAACGAGACAACGCTGCGTTTTGCTATGATGGAACGATAGACGAAACAATATTAGGAATTGATATTGAGATAACAAGGGAGATACAGAAGTTAGATAAACAAGAATGTCCTCCTGGTGGGTGGAAACTAACAACAAATGTAAAAACGCTTAAAAGTTATTCAATTGATTTTTTGATTAACGAGGCAAGAAACAATGGCGTTGTTGGAAAAAACAAAGAGATCGAAGAAAAGATTATCTCTGAAACATCCAACGATAAAAAGCATAATCCAATTGTCGAAAGATTCATGCATGATATAAGGCGTGTTGAGGAATTACTACAGAAAGCATGAACGAGACAAGTAAAGCAATGCGTCGAAGGATGACTGAAGATGAGCTTGGAATCTTCAACTGGAGTCAGATTATTACTGGTGACGGAATAGATGTTGGATGTGGTCCTGATAAGGTATGGGATGATAACTGCATAGCGTTTGACCAAGAGCAGGGTGACGCTAACAAGATATCGGAATACTTCACACACAAGTTTGATTACCTACATGCATCACAATGTTTGGAGCATATGCATGACCCATATGCTGCAATGGTAGAGTGGCTAAAAATTGTTAAGACAGGTGGACACGCGATTATATCAATACCAGATTGGACGCTATATGAGGGAAGAGTATGGCCTTCTCGCTATAATCCAGATCATAAAAGTACATGGAGTTTTACATTTGAGCAGAGTCCATCAAAGCATCATGTGAATATCTATCAATTCTTGGGAATGCTATCTCCATACTGCTACGCTAAGAGGGTAATGCTGATAGACAATAACTACAACTATAGTGCATCTCCGAATACAGATCAGACGTTTGAGGAATCAAATGGAGTTGAGGCATTTATTGAAATGGTTCTATGCAAGCTGTAATAGTTAAAGCAAAGTCACAAATATCAGAAGTTGATAAACTTGTTCAATATTGCAAGCAGTTAGACGGAACTGTAGTCAAAATTATCCAGAATGACGAGAATGTTGCCAGCTATCCAGAACGCAACAATCATGCGTTACAGCAGGCGTTTAACGCAATGGGTGACGAGCCTTTCATCTGGCTTGAACCCGATAGCATTCCGTTGAAGGAAGGATGGGTTTCTGAACTTGAGTCTGAGTACAAGAGACTTGGTAAACATATTATGCTGTCAAGCGATACCCATCCACCGCACGATATTGTCGGAGGGATTGGCGTATATGGAGGTCTTGCAAGAAAGCTGATACCAGCAGGGATTAAAGCAGATGGATGGGATGGATGGACAATCAAGAACATCAAGCCACTGGTTTCTTTTACTCCGCTAATTCAGCACACATATGGCGACTACTCAAAAGGTGGATGTAATCAGCATATCTTCCCAAGAGACAATCACATTATCCGTAAAGATGCTGTGATCTTCCACCGAGACAAACAGCAGGGATTGATTAATAGATAGAACGGAACTTGCTGAACGCTTGCTTCCATCCACTGCTTAACACCTTATTGTTCGTATTTAATGCCTTTGTTGCCTTTCCGCTATCAAGGTTCAATCTTTCCCTTGCAAGAGCTAATAGACCCATCCCAGCGTCAGCAATGTCAGGTGATATACCAAACCTTGATTTCATTTCAGACTTAGGTAGAACTTTAATGCGGAGAGCTAAGTTCTTCTCGCCATTGGGATCGAGCTTTCTCATGCACATCTCGCGCAGCAGATCATCACCAATTCCTTTGATCTGACCAGTCCGCATATATTCCTTAGCTGAGTACCAAATCTCAGATACAGAGTTGACATATCTTTCGTGTGACGGGGTTGGATCGTAAGCTGACACCGGATTTTCAGATGCTCGCCCACCAAACTGAAGACCGTATACGTCTTTTGACCATGCTACCGAGATAAAATCTCCTAGCGGACCACCAGCGCCGGACTTATCGTATCCTGCATTCTTTGGTTGAACGCCTCTTGCCAAGCACTCATTACGGAACCATTGCACAACTTGCTGTGATCTTGTCATGGACTTGTCAGTAACATCCTCGCTGAATACAAGAAACTCATCATATTGCAATCCACGATACCCATGTGGCTCTGCTAGTTTACCAACAGTTCCAAAGTAAAGAACAGTTCTATCTCCACCATTGGTAAATGATGGATCAAGGAATGCAACCTTCGCCTTATCATTATCAAGCCATACCGCTTTGTCAGTAGCCTTAGAGTTAAGTATTTCAACCTCAGAGTAAATTTGATCTGTAATACCAGCGGGACACCAGAATCCACGATACATTCGCCAGAACGAGGAAGTATTCTTGGCATCCTCTGGAATCTTATCAAAGTCTTGCGGTCCTTCCATCCATGAGTAAATCTTTTTTCTGGCAACCATATTGGGATTCTTTAGCCCATCAAAGTGTAAGCACACTCCACGATCCGTCTTCCACTCTTCATCATCTACATCAATCGAATCCCATCCTTCTTTAGGTTTAGCAAACTTACCAAACGCATCCACATACGAGGCAGGGTTAGAAATTCCAATAAACTGGAAGCGTTCGCAACCCTTAGACAAGTTAAAGAATGCAACCTCCGTAATAGCCTCTGATAGCTCAGAAAGCTCATCAGCTACAAAGATAACATTCTTGTTGTGGATACCCTGCATCTTACCAGTAGCGTCACGCTCTTTCTTTTTTTCACCAGGAATAAGTACAATACCGGAAAGGTCTGATCGCTTTCCACCAATGCCAACAAAGCTGATTTTATTCTCTGAATCTACAAGATGCCCTGGAAGTCCAAGCTGTTCGCAAACTCCCCAGTATCGAGTTATCTTACCCCAAATACGCTGCTTAGATGCTTTGATCGTAGTGGATGTTGCGAGGACTGTGGTGTTCTCTGGATCAGCAAGGTAGTTAATGATTGCCCATATTGCGTACGCTTCTGATTTACCGCAACCACCGGAACCTGCAATTGCAAGGTATTCGTGATCGCAAGCTGCGCGTATCATTCGTTCTGCCCATGGATGCCATATAAAGTTAACGGTAGCCTTGCTATCGCGTTCAGGCCAAAATGCCTTGGCTATCCTTTGGAAGTGATGAAACGTATCTACAGCACCAGTATCAGTTGGTATTCTTTTTGTTATCTTTTCACGGAACATTGCTAACTCAATAGCTATTTGGTGTGTTCCCTTACGCCAGTTAAACCCATATTGGTGCAAGTAGCCTTCCATTGGGTCGCCAAAAATAGGAGCAAAATTCATTGAAAAAATATTACAATAAATAAAAATTATCGCAATTAGTTATTGCAATAAAATACAAGTCTGTTAATTTTATATTCGCAATGACACTCCTACAAGAACTGGGAATCCAGAAAACTAAGTCAGAGATTTTTATTGACGACAAGCGTCCAGACGTTGATTTTGAAATCATAGTAAAACCAGAAGATTATGTTAACGGAATTAAACACGACCCTGCAAAATCTCCTCTTGCTCTCGCGGTATCACGCGCAATCAACGGGAGCGGATTCATGCTTGATAGGGCAGGCTTTAAGGTTATCATTATTTCTCGCGGCATTTACGAGTATGCTTTCTTTATGCCTAGGAGGGTGTGGAGGAAGGTGAACTGCCAAGAGTTCGTTGATGAACGATACCCGTTGTCTCCGATAAAGTTCACGGCAACATTCACAATGTTATTTTAATATGAAGCTAGTAATACCAGTATCACGGCATGATCGTCATTTGATTCCTGCTTTTCTAAAATCAATTGAAAAGTTGAACCCTGGATCAGAACATGAGCTTCTTGTATTTGGATCACGCGAAGTTGAATCTGATGTATTAGAGATTGAAGCAAAGATTAAACATCTATTTAGCCTATCTGAAACATTGATTATAGATGACACGATGCTTGGCTGGCCTATGTCATGTAACTTTTATTTCCAGCAATTGTGTAGATATATTTCTGGTAAAAAAAACATTGATGCATTTATGTGGTTTGAACTTGATACCACAATTATAAAAAGCGGATGGCTGGATAAGATTTCTGATGAATACTATTCAGACACAACGAAAGCAGCTAAAGAAAAACGTGACCCTGCTATTTACCTTGGATCGAGAGAAAGGGTTTATGAGGGAAATAATGGGGAACTTTTGCCTGAGTCGTTAGCTGGTCAACGCATGGCTCAAGTTGGAGTGTATTCCAGAGAGATATGCTTTTCGCCTGTATTGAATTCCTTGTCTCTTACTAATAGGCATTGGACTCATGTAATCCAATGGTATATTGTTAAGAGACTAAAAAACTCTTCATTGATTCAAAATAACTGGCGTACAAAAAACTATCGCCATGAAGATAAAAACATTGTATGTGATTCTGATGCCAATTTAGCTTGGGATGTTCACTGGAATAAACCAGTTGATAAAGATGCCGTTCTTGTGCATGGTTGCAAGGATGGTTCTCTTTTCAAGTTATTGTTGGACAATAACAATGATGATATGAAAATGATAAAAAACTTATCAGTTGAGGATGCTGAAGACATCTTGGATGATATCGAAGATGTTACGGATTATGATGTAGAAAAACATTCAAAGCTGCATAGACAACGCATATCCAACATTAAATCATCTAAGAAAAAGCAAAAGGAAACTGAAGAATGAGCGATGTATTAGCTACAATTTCTAAAGATGGAACTCCCCCTAGTTCAAGAATCAAGGATGCAAAATCAGCTTATGAGATTTGGGAGACACTACGACGAGCAGATGCCGTTTCTGCTTTTGACCGCAGTAAGATTGATGCTGCGTATGACAACGAAAGGCCATACGATGAAAGAGCATTGATTAATGCAGGGCAATCTTATCGAGTAAATGTATCGTGGGGATTTGCAAAACAGGTACTTGATACCGCGATGGCAGGATACACTGATATTATCAATGCACCGCAAACATTCTTTTCATGCCCTACGCTTTACGGAACTCAAACAGAGAATGACGAGCTATCTCAAGTTGTAGCTCAAGAGGTAACTGCCGCCATCCGGTCTTGGCGTAACTTCTTTCCAACATATTTAAAACTTTGCAATAGCTTCATTAAACATGGAGTTGGAATCGTTATGTTCAATGATGAGTGGGACTGGCGCTGGAAGTCCACTGATATGTCAGACTTTAAAATTCCTCGCAAGACTGAGATTGGACAAGACAATATTGATGTTGCTGCCTGCTTGCGCTTCTATAGCCCAACACAGCTTTATCAATTGATTAAGGACGAGGAGACGGCACAGATACATGGGTTCAACATTGAAGCTTGTCGTAGGGCAATCATCCAGTCTGTAAATAATAACAATAATTATTATAACTTCCGTCAATATGATTGGGAGAAGCTTGAAATGGAGTTGAGGAATAATGATTTGTTCTTTACAACTCAAGCAGCGAACCAGCAGTCAATTCGCGTAGTTCACTTGTGGGTAACTGAATTTGATAATCGTGTATCTCATTACATGATTAATGATGACAACTCTGTTCAAGATTTCTTATTTAAGAAAGTCGGAAGATTTGAGAATAGCTACCAAGCATACACAGTCTTTACATATGGAGTCGGAACGAATGGATACTACCATGGTGTTCGTGGACAAGGATACGATGTCTTTGCAATTAATGGTGCTTTGAATCGAGCTTACTGCTCACTGCTAGAGATTGCATCGTTTGGTTCCGCTCCTACATTCCAGCCCAAAGATGAGACTGCCTTGCAAGAAATGCAGTTCATCCCCAATGGAATCTATAATTTGCTTTCACCAGGAATTGACGTTATTAAGGATACTATAGTTCCTAATGTATCAAGTGGAACGCTTCCAATCGTCAATGCGTTTACTCAGCTTTTCCGTGAGAGGACATCATCTTACAATACAGAATCGTTAGTTAATACATCAATTGAGAAATCAGCCACACAAGTACGCGCTGAACTTAGCAATATTGCTAAAATGAGCGTGTCAAGTTTGAACCTTTTCTTTGATCCATGGGAATCGTTGATGCGTGAAATGGTTCGTAGAATGAAACGCAAAGACTATGATGCCCGTGAACCTGGTGGAAAACAAATCGTTGAGCTTCACAAACGACTTCTGCGTAGGGGGTCTGAATCATTTGGTGCAAAAGATAGATATCTACAGGCATTCCTAAGCCTTGACGTTGATAGGTTGCGTATCACTAAACCAGTTGGTGCTGGCTCTGAGGCTGCTCGCATGGTTTCATTTGATCGTCTTATGTCAACATTTGGTAGTCTTCCTGACTTTGGTAAGCAAAACCTTATTTGGGATATTGTATCTGAAACTGCGGGATATGAGAATGCAGCCCGTTATGCAGTTCAGCCTGGTGAGTCTGAGCGTCCAACTGTTGATGCTTCAATTGCACAGATTGAAAACAATCAACTTATTGCTGGCAGCAACATTCAAGTTTTGGATGGACAGAATAATCTGGTTCACGCAAAGATTCATACTGAAGCACTAAACCCATTGGTTACTCAGGCTCAAGAACTGCTTGAGCTTGACCCAATGCAACTCGCACCAATGCTTGGTGGAATCAATGCGCTTAATGCCCATGTCGCGCAACACGTCGAATTGCTTTCTCAAGACCCTAATATGCGTAGCGAGTCGGCTATGTTCCGTCAGGTTCTACAGAATGCTGATGAGATTCTACATAACGGAACACTCAAGGTTCAGAAATTAATGGGGCAGCAGCAACAGCAAACAATGATGCAAGGCGAGGATCAACAGCAGCCACAGATTGATCCAGCGGTATTGGCTAAGATTGATTCTGAACGCGCAATCCGGCAGGCAAAACTTGAGATGGATATGCAGACTCATCAGCAAAAAATGATTATGCGCCAGCAAGACGCATCACAAAAATTAGCTCTGCGTGATGCAGAGGTAGCTAGTAAAATTCAAACACAAGGTATTAGAGCATGACGCAAAGACAACTATTCCAACTTAATTCAGATAAAGTATCCAAACTTGAAGCACTTTTAGAATCGCCATTACTGAAAGAGGCAATTGCACTCGTAAGACATGAATGCTTTCCCAAAGCACCAACTGATATTGAAGCTGCAAAGTCAATTGGCTCTGAAGACTTCTTAAATAAACTTGTTCTTCTTACAAAAGTTAATCAAAAGAGATTGAATGATTTGGACAAAGAGTATATTGTCCAAGCGCGGAAGAAACTTTTGTCCACCGGATTATATACGGAGGATGAAATATTGGAGGCAGAACGCCTATCAATGCAGCCTAACAATCAACAGGAATAATATTATGATGAAAGAAAAAGAAATGTCAGCTAAACCAATGGCAACTAAAACAATGTCAACTATGGGTAAAAAAACGAGCGTCACAACCAAAAATAAATCTTGGGGTGATCGTCATCGCGCAGGTATCAAGAAATAAATAATATGTCTGAACAAACACAAGAAGCACCACAATCAACAGATTCAGCAATCTCCAATCTTCGGAGTGCGCTTACATCAATTGCAAGTAATGACCTGTCAATCCAACCTCCGAAAGAGAGCAAGCCTATTGAACCTTCTCAGCCTGTACCAGCAGCGCAAGAAAAGCAAGAAGCGCAACTTCAACCTGAAGGAGGAAGCGAGGAACCTAAAGTTGAAACTCCTGCAAAAGATGTTCAGTCCGAAGTAGAGCCTTCTGAAGATAAAGCAAAGATTCGATGGAAGGAACTCAAGCAAGCTGAGTTTGATCTAAAGAATGCACAGCGAGAACTTGCCGAACTAAAGGCAAGGGGAGATGAATATCAGCAGGCTTCTAAAGAAGTGTCTGATCTTAAAGAACAGCTTGAGGCTATTCAGCAAGAACGTGAAGAACTCGATGGAGAACTCTATATGTCTAGGGTTCAATCAACACGCGAATGGAAACAATACATTACTGATCCATTGAATCAAATTATTCAAGATGCGGAATTCTTTTCGCAAAGGAATAAAGGAGATACAGGGGAACTTATTGATGCGCTTCAAGCGGACACTAATGGTGATCCGGCTAAACTTGAGAACCTTATTGCTGACTGGTCTGAGCGTGACAAAACAAAAGTATGGGCGTTGGCTGATAACCTGTTGCAAATTGAAAAACGGAAGGGTGATCTTGAGTCTAATTCTAAAGCTGCGTACGAGGCTTCAATGGAGCGTAATAGCAGGGAACAGCAAGAGCAGTATCAGCAATATATCGCGCAGCGTGAAAGTGCTGTAAGCGAAGTATTGCCTAAGATTAGCGAGAAGGTATTTAATCTATTGCCGGAAGATAAACGTCCAGACATTAACAAACTTCAGCAAGAAGTTATGGGTTACGATGAGTGGCCTGAGAACTTGAAGGTTTATGGAATCCTTGGAGCTACTGTTCTTCCAGACTTGGTTGATCAAATCTCCTCGTTGCAGAAAGAATTGAGCGAGGCTAAAGAGAACAATGTAAAACTCCGTGGCGGCGCTCCTGCTGCTGCTGGTGGTAATTCTCCAAGAACTCCAGTAGAAGCAGCAAAGTCAGTTGACTATACTAAAGTAGACACCGATGACTTTGTTAAGAGTCTTGTAAGTAGAATTTCTGGGTAGCGTTGCATTGGTGTAGGTGGTGAATAGAGTGGGATTAAAAACCCCACTCTATTTTTTTTATTATTGTTAAAAATAATGCTTGCATATTTTAATAACATAACATATTTATCGAAATGCAAGTTGTAAGACTTGTTTAAAAATCTTACATGGATCGCTGATTCCTTAATATCAGTAAACAAACTGAGCTTATAAATCCGCAAAGTCTTTGATGTGGCTCACCAAAGAAAAATAAACCGAATTACATTTGGCAACTTAAACGCTTTTGTAATTCACAAACAAAACTTAAATTTAGAAATATAAAATTATGTCACAATATAATCTCGCTGATGTAAACAATCAGCTTCAACAGGAAGCCGGACGTATCGGTGAAATGATCTCCGCTAAACTCATCGCAACTGACCCTTGGAATCGTCTTGTCAAACAAGACACCTTCCCTGCTGGAATGGGCGAATCTATCCAGACCCTCATTCAAGAGCGTACAACCGTTCCTAACGCATCCTCGACTGCGTGGGAAGACGTTGGCACCAACGATGGAACTGGCAATACCTGTAACCCAACTCCTCAAGTTGTTGAGTTTGCTCGCACACTCAAGAGCTACAACCTCCAGCAGTCTGCTATCCGTTCTCCTGGTTTCTGCGTGAACGATCTTCGCACTGCGTGGAAGGCTGAAGAGCAGCTTGCTGGTGAAGTCAAGGTTCTTAAAGAGAACTCTCAGTGGTTCTGGAGCAACCGTTATCGTGATGAGTTTTCTCGTCTCGCTGGCAACAAGGTTGTGACTGACGTGAATGATACTTTGGCGATGTCCACAAGCACATCGAACCAAGCGTTCCCAGCAGCTGCTCCTGCTTACGCCCTTGACCAAGGTATCCTTGATCAGTTCTATCTCGACCTTTCCCGCGATGCGGCTGAGGGTAACTACGCGATTGTTGATGGTGAGCCTCAGTATGCTCTCATCTGCTCTCCTGAAACGAGCAACTACCTCAAGAAACAGAACGCTGATATCCGTCAGGACTTGCGTTTCTCTTCGCAGGTTGATGAGCTTATCAAGCCATTTGGTGCTGCATTCAGCTACAGCGGATTTGTCCACTTGGTTGATCGTCAGGCCCCTCGTTACACCTTCACTGGTGGCGCGTTTGTTCGTGTGCCGTTCTTCACTACTGCCCCAGCTGGTACTGGATTGAAGGCTGTTGTGAACCCAGCATACCGCACCGCTCCATATGAAGTGTCGTTCATCTACAACCCACACGTCTATACCTCACGTGTTGCACAGGTCATCACAAGCCCAGGCTCTGGTCTGAAGTTTGACCCTGTTAACTATCGTGGTGAATTCATGTGGATCAACAACAAGGACAATGCCAACAACATCCTCGGTGTTAATGGCTACTTCTATGCCTTGTTCATGCAGGGTTCTCAGCCTAAGCGCACCGAATGGGGTTATGCTATCATGCACCTTCGTTGCAATCCTGCTACTCTGTATCAGTCCTGCTCGTAAGAGTTGGTAATTTAATGCGGGGAGGATAAAAACTCCCCGCATTTTTTTTAAAATCTAACAAAGGAATAATATGCACAATAATAAAAAAGGTGGTGTTGCAGTAATGATTGGAATGGGTGGTGAAGGTGGAATGCATGAAATGGATGAATGTTGCAATGAAGTAATGTTTAATGCTCCAGAAGGAATGGATGTTTCCGAAATGGAAAATGGCGACGAGAAAGAAGTTCTTGCTATAGTAAAATATTATGGTGGTGGAAAATTTGAATTACTTTCTATTGATGGATATGATATTGGAAATCCAGAAGAAGAAATGCCGGAAGGATACGAAGAAGGCGAAATGGAAAATGAGATGAATCAAATGGCATCATACCCACAAAAACTTCAGTCACGCGCCGGTTTGTCGTAATATGGCACAATCTCCAGAACATGGTGATTCAGAGTATAATCTGCTTATTAAAATAGCAGAAAATTTTGGAGTTATTGTTGAGCATGGAGATTCAAAAGAAGTTTTGCTTTACAAGATTGCTGAAAAAACTTATGAATTAGCAAATCAAACTTAATTAGAATTTAAAAATATATGGCTCAACAACCACAACACGGAGACGGAAACTTAAATCTGCTTTTTAAAATTGCAGGTAACACCTATGATATGTCTCAAGGTGGCGGTGGTGGCGGTGGCGGCAATGGGGCAACTGGAGCTACAGGGGTTACTGGGGCTAGAGGAGCGACCGGAGCAACTGGGGTTGGAACACAAGGAACAACTGGTGCAACTGGTTTAACTGGAAGTCAAGGTTCTACTGGAGCTACTGGTGTTACTGGAAATCAAGGAAGTACGGGAGCAACGGGTTTGTCTGGTGGACAAGGCTCAACTGGATCGACAGGTCTTTCTGGTGTTCAAGGAAGTACAGGCGCAACTGGCGGTCAAGGCGCTACAGGCATCGCAGGTGGAAATGGTGCAACTGGCGCTACAGGTGTTGCTGGTGGGCAGGGAAGCACAGGAGCTACTGGCGTTACGGGGATTCAAGGAAGCACTGGCGCTACTGGAATTGGTTCTCAAGGCAGCACAGGTGCTACTGGGTTGACTGGTAATCAAGGATCAACCGGAGCCACAGGAATCCAAGGAGAAATTGGGGCTACTGGACTCGATGGAAGCACTGGAGCAACAGGAGTTACTGGCGATGTTGGAGCAACTGGACTTCAAGGCGCAACTGGTATTGATGGGGCTACAGGAGCAACTGGACTTGATGGAGCGACTGGAGCCACTGGTTTAACGCCATTGCTTTGCACTCCATTCCTTGCAGGCGATTATTATTTCCAAGCGGTTGACGCAACATATAATGGCCTTTCCTATCCAAACATGGCATGGGGCGCTGGACAAACATTAAGTGTATATGCTTCTGATGAAGGTGGAATCGTGCAGCATATGCTGATCAATGCATATGATGCCGCTACAGGAAGTATTACTGCAACTATCACATATTCACAGAACCCTGGATACAAAACGCAAGCTGGAGTTACGCTTTGTCTTATAGGGCAAACTGGAGCGACAGGTGTTAGTGGGGCAACTGGCTTAACTGGAGCCACTGGTATTACTGGCGATGTTGGAGCCACAGGATTAGAGGGTGCTACAGGAATTTATGGTTCAACTGGGGCTACTGGATTGACCGGCGATGCTGGAGCCACTGGCGTAATCGGCGCAACAGGATTGGAAGGCGCAACTGGTTTTGATGGAGCTACGGGAATAAGTGGAGAACAAGGTTCAACTGGCGCTACTGGCATTGAAGGCTCCACGGGAGCAACTGGTATTCAAGGGCCAACACCTTGGACATTGCCAGCAACGGTATATAATAATGGAGTTGCTTATAACCTTGGCGCAGCAGTCACCTATCTTGGTGGTTATTATTACAGGACCGGTAATCCACTTAATCCAGGATACGCTCCAGAACCAGGGGTAATTAATGCATCATGGACTCCTGTTGCAGATGGTGGAGCAACTGGATTAGAAGGTGCAACTGGACTTACAGGAGCCACAGGCTTGACTGGAGCAACTGGTCCAGCAACTGGAACTGCTGGAGGGGATTTGTCTGGAAGTTATCCAGACCCTACAGTTGCTAAATTGCAAGGAAGGTCTGTAAGCAACGCAGTACCATCGAGTGGCCAAACATTGCAGTGGAATGGAACAGACTGGGTTCCAGGAGCTATTCCTAATGGCGGTTCTGGTGGCGGTGGGTTGGTTTATTTTTTAAACTATCAAAATACTACTGGAATTTCACCAACTACTGGACTTCCAACTTCACCTGTTGCTGTATCGCAGCTTGGTAGAAATTACGACATTGGCTCTGGATCAATCACGTCAGACCCATTAACTGGATCATACTCGCTTGTGTGCGGATTTGTAACAATTGCCACAGAGCCAAATGTAACAACAATTCCTGCTGGGTTATGGGACTTTAATATTTGGGCAGATGTATCAAGCACATCTGGAAATCAAACGCAATTTCAAATTCGTGTTTTTAAATACAATTCAACAACTGGTGTATACACATCGCTTGCTAATTCGGATGACATTTACATATACGATCCCGCAACAATCGCTCAATATATTGGCAACGTAACGATGCCTCAAACTACGATTCTTGCAACGGATCGTATTTACATTGAGTTGTGGGCGCAAAAAAATGTTAGTGGGGCAAGAACAGTTTCATTTTATTTTGATTCGCTACATCCATCGCACTTCCATACTACGCTCCCATCTGTATCTGGTAATGGGGTTGTAAAGGTAGTTAATGGTGTATTTCAATCTCCAGCATCTACAATTGTTAATGCTGACGTTTCTGCATCTGCTGCTATTGAAGTAAGCAAACTTTCTCAAGCAACAAATAAAATCCTTGGTAGAACAACTGCTGGAACTGGCACAGTTGAAGAATTAAGCATTGCTGGAAATCTTTCTCTTGCAAGTGGAACATTGACTGGAACAGGGATTGGCGGTTCAGCCGGATCAGTTGACAATGCCATCCTTCGCGCAGATGGAACTGGCGGGGCGACATTGCAAAATTCTGAACTTGTAATTGATGACTCCACTACATCGACTCAAAACAATGTTGCGATTGTTAACAAGCATTTAAGTCAGACTAACTCATCGGTTGTAATTACTCCCAAGGGAACAGGGGCATTTATACTTGGAAAAAAACCAGATGGTACTGCAACCGGAGGAAATTCTCGTGGGCCTACAGCAGTTGATTTACAAATATTAAGAAATAGTGCTACACAAGTTGCATTAGGTGATTTATCAGTTATTTCTGGTGGTGAAAATAACTCCGCATCAGGTTCTGCATCAGTTATTTCTGGCGGTGAAAATAACTCTGCATTAGGTGATTTATCAGTTGTTTCTGGAGGTAGTGGCAACAATTCATCAGGTTTTTTATCAGTTATTTCTGGAGGTAGTGGCAACAATTCATCAAATGATTTATCAGTTATTTCTGGCGGTGAAAATAACTCTGCATCAGGTCCTGCATCAGTTATTTCTGGCGGTGAAAATAACTCTGCATCAGGTAATTTATCAGTTATTTCTGGTGGTAGCACCAACACTGCATCAGGTAATTTATCAGTTATTTTTGGAGGCTCTCAAGCATTAGCAGACAGATATGGAATGCAATCTTATGCAGCGGGACGATTCTTCGTTACAGGCGATGCTCAATACACATCTTTTGTACTTCGTTGCAAGACGACAACAAGCACACCAGTTCAAATGGCACTTAATGGATCAACAATATATCTTGGTATTCCATTTGGAAAAGTAATGGCAATGACGATTAACATTGCTGGAGTGAAATCAGATGGAAGTTCCGTTGCTCATTATGTCCGTCAATACGCAGTTAAAAATATATCAGGAACATCAAGCCAAGTTTACGCGCCAGTAACTATTGGTTCTGATAATCCCGTTGGAACATCTATTGCATTGTCTGTAAATGATTCTGATGATACGCTAAGAATATTGGTTACAGGAATTGCATCTGAAACATGGAGATGGGTTGCGACAGTTGATGCAGTAGAAATTGGATACGGAACATAATTTTATGATTAAAACATACGGACTAATCTTTCCAAACGGAAACAAAAAACTTGCATCAGTTGGTCTTGATGAAGAAGGGAATCCTCGCATTGATACAATCAGACCATATCCAGTTCCAGAAAATTGGATTGATCCAACTCTTGTTGAACTTATAAAAATTGAACAACCAGAAGGAGACAATTGGAAACCAGTTCTTGTATGGTTTGAAGATCGTGTTGAGCGTCAGTGGGAACAAATAACTAATTAAACATTATGGCATCACCAGACAGAAATTTTGCAAACTCAGCTATTTTTACACAGACAGCAACCGGCACAACCCCTAATGCTGGAGACAACTCTTTGTACTTCAAATCAGATGATAAGGTTTATTCCAAAAACTCCAGTGGTGTAGAAACGCCTATATCTTCAAATGGTGCAACTGGAGCCACTGGGATTGCTGGTGGACAAGGTTCCACTGGCGCAACAGGAATTGGAGCAACTGGCTCTACTGGGGCAACTGGTATTGGAACTCAAGGAGCGACTGGTAGCACAGGAGCTACAGGCGTAACTGGAGCAACTGGAGCAACTGGAGTTACACCAGCAAATATTGTTTTGTCTGATATAACTGGGCTAACGGGGGCAACTCAGTTGACCAATGTTGTGCAAATTACACTAGCGGGATATTTGTTAATTGGGACTCCAAATGTGAACACGCTTTATGTAATCGTAGGATGAAATTAACCAATTCTAGCGCAGCTAATGTTGGATTAAGTGTTGTTAGATGTATCGCATCTTCAACAACACTCTTCCGTAATTTTATGGTCTATGCCGCAACAACCATTTCGTCGGTTATTTCTGGCGCAATTGGGTTAATTAAAAATGGCACAGGAACTCTTATAACTACCTCAACCAACACCTACACGGGGGGAACTATTGTTAATGCTGGCACGTTTCAAATAGGAAATGGCACAAATGTTACGGCAAGAGTTTTAAATACCACAACCTTAAGCGGAGGCAACCTTGCTTACAATTTCAACGCAAACAACAATGCAGTAAATGGATCAATCACGCTTACTGCAACTGCTACTATAACAAAATTAAATGGATTGTATCAGATCAACTTACAAACAGGCACTCTAAATGGTGGAGGGCAGACATTGAATATTTTTGTGGATACAACTGCTGGTGTAGCACCACTTTATTTTAACGGGACGGCTGGAACCAGTTTGAGTCAAATAAATATCCTTAATGGTGCTGTAGGGCAAGACGGAACAGGTGGATTACCGCTGCGGAACGCCACGATAAATGTATCGAGCGGGGCGCAATTTAGGACTTATACCAGTCCGACGATCAACAATAATTTTACGCTTAACGGCGGAGCTGGGCCAAATGGCAATGGAGTCTTGTGGAATGAGTCTATCGTTGCTGCTCATACTCCAATTTATATCGGCACGATCACTTTGGCTACTGGGACAAACTCAAGCGTTGGAAATACGACTTCTGGATTTACTATAACTGGACAAATAACTGGGGCAGGTTCATTTACAAAAATTGGAACTGGATTACTCTCTACTTACAACAATAATAATAACTACACTGGATCAACAACAATTAGTGCAGGGACGTTAATGGTAATTAAAGCATTCGGCGCGATAACTCCTACAGCATCGTTTACCTCAACAACACTTTCCGTTTCTTTTTCTGGAACATTACCAATAGGCACAACAAATTTTAGATTCTTCCAGGGCATTACAACTAACGCATACGCTTCAGTAACTTTAATTGGCGTTCCTACTGGGACAACATCAGTATATACGTCAGCAACATCAACGCTTACAGTAATAGTGCCATGATAATTCCTTCATACGCAAATGGTTGGTCTTACGATAATTCAGTATGTAACTGGAAGCTGGTATATTCCGATAAGCTAATTGTTTTATATGAGCAGATAGACGAATCAATTGCAACTCAAAACACTTTATTTGTAGGAACACACGAAGAGTGTGAAAACCAAATCAAACTACTTAACTTAAAATTTACAGAATAAATTTAAAATGGACACTCATTCGTTTAACGCAGGAATTACAGGTGTTATTGCAACAGCAACATCTGTGGGAATTTCATTCTTGCCAGAAATTGAACAATGGCTCCGCATTGGTTCCCTTTGCATTGGTATTGTAGTTGGCATAGCATCACTTATTGTTATTATCAGAAACTGGAACAAATCAAAATGAAAACACTATTACTAAAAACACTATCATTCCTTACTGGCGCATCTAAATCTGTATTGGAGTTTATTATTCCAATCTTGAAAGATAGCACTGCAAATATTCTGAAAGCACTGCTGCCAATTGCCGTTGAGGTTGTATCTTCTTTAGCAGACTCTTCTGCAAGCGGAGATGAAAAACGCAAGATTGCTGGAGAAAAAATAAAACAAGCTGCAATTAAGGAGGGTGTTGACGCATCATCAAGGGCAGTTAACCTTGCAATTGAATTGGCTCTTGCTAATATCAGTAAATGAACGAAGAGAAAGCATGGTGGCAAAGCCGGACGATCATTGGCATTGTTGTAATGCTACTGGCTCAAGTTTTAAAATCACTCCATGTTGATATTGTTAACGAAGAGTTGACGGATATCGTTACCATTGTAATGGAGGCAGCTGGTGCAGGACTTGCTGTTTACGGGCGTGTAAAGGCTCGTAAAACGATTCGCAGGACAAAGCCTGGCGGTTTGTTCAATCCAAATGCTGAAGTGCGTAGAGCGTCACCTGTGCGAAATAAGATATTCGTATTGTTTCTAATGATGATTGTTTGCTCGTATGGGCAAACATATCCGTCTAATGTATGGTATCAAAACCCAATTAAATTCACCGAAGTTGTAGATCAGCGTTCATTCCTTGTCCGGCTTATTGATAGCCTCAAGTGCAGTATTGCATTGTTCCCGCTTAAAGGAGAGATCAAGGGTTCTGCTGACTTTTAATTATGCCTCGTAGAATCGACATGGCTGGATTCATCTTGGATTCAGAAGCCCGTAGGGATAAACAAGGAAACCTCAAGGTCTATGATCTGCCTGCCGCTGATGGTGGTGGATCGTTTGAGGTTGCTGGAATCAATGATCGCTATCATCCAGAGGCTGCTAAGAAACTCAAACAATTGATTGAGGATGGAAAGCAATGGGAGGCTGAAGAGTACATCAAAGCTTATTTATTGGACTACACAAATATAGTTACCAACTGGACTCGCAACCCTGCTGTTGAGGCATTCCTTCGTGACACAGCCTTTAATCGAGGCCCGAAAGGTGCATTGCGTATCTTGCAGATTGCTATTGGTGTTCCAGACGATGGCAAGTGGGGTCCGATTACACAAGCTGCTATGGGGAAGAACACACCATCTGAACTACTGGATAAGCTGCGTAAAGCTAGAGAGACATATGAACTCCGTATAGCTCCTCCGGTTGGTGCAAGGAAGCAGTTCTGGGCAGGTCTTCAGAATAGGTGGGATAACGCATTGAATTTCAGTAAGCAGTTTATTGTTTAACAATTATGAGCGAACAGAAAAATAATCAAGATGGAGATGTTATTTATCTTCAGAAAGAAAACCTAAAGCTAAAAGAAATCTTGCGACAGTGCCTCAAGGCAAGGCAGATTGCTCATGTTAAACAAATAATTAGAGAAGCGTTCACGCAAGAATATTAAAAATCTTTTTGACTTATTCACATTGTCTGCTAACTTATTCACAACATGAAGCGAATCACCATTAATGTTGATGGAGAGAAGTGGAAAGTTCTTTTCAAAAAACCAACGCAAGACGATTACATTGGTATTGAAGAAGATGACATTGGTCTTTGTGTTATGGAAGAAAGAAAGATATTTGTAACACCCAATCCAGACATGGTTCTTGGCACAGCTATTCACGAAGTTCTTCACGCTGCGTTTCCTCAAATAAATGAAGATGCTATTATTGCTGGAGAGGAAGCTTTACTTGAATTGCTAAATAAATTTCCAAACGAACTACTACATGAGTCTTAAGGCTGAACAATACAATTCATTGGTTAAAACACAGAAGTTCCTGCGTGATCTTCTATACACGGATACTCGACCAAAGAAAGTATCTGAACTAAAGGAGCGAGCATATCGTTGTCTTCGTCACTTCCCTCACCTCAAGGAGAACGGTGAACCAATGTTTAGCCAAGATAATTTTCCGTGTCCTAAAATTCAACTCATAGATGAAGATTCAAACAATAAATAAACATGGCTAACATTACGCACAAATGGAAAAGAGTTTTATCGGTGAGTTGTAGTCATGCAAAGTATTGCGATAAAGAAACATTGGATGCTGTTCTAAAATTTAAAAGAGACTTTAAACCTCACACAACTATTCATTTAGGTGACTTTGTTGACTTAACCGCCTTGATGTCTGGCGCTAAAGTAGCAAGCGAAGCGGAGCCATTGATTCCAGATATTGATACTGGGTTGATGCATCTTAAAATGCTTGGGGCAAATGTTGTTCTTTGCGGCAACCATGAAGATCGAGCATGGAGATTGCGACATAGCAACAATGCGGTTGTTGCTCATGCCGCCCACAAGATTGTTGAAGCCATTGAAGAGTGCTGCAAGAAGCTCCGTGCGCCACTGCTTCCGTGGGATGGAGTATTTCAGATGTTTGATCTTGCAGATATTGGATTCCAGCATGGTGTTCTTTTCAACGAGATGGCCGCTAGAGATACAGCAGAGGCATTCTGCAATAGCACAAGGCGCAAGGTAGTCTTTGGTCACACGCATAAAATCTCAATTCAATCTGGACGTAACTTACTTGGTGGAACCGGATACAATATCGGATCGCTTACAAAACGTGCATCTATGGATTATGCTAAAGGCAGGAGGGCTACACTAGCCTGGCAGAATGGCTTCCTTTGGGGTGAGTATTGCGAGGAGCTTAAACAATCATGCGTACACATTACAAGTCGAGAACAAGGGCAGCAATGGAGACTCCCATGACACCAAACGATTTTTTAAAAGTCATACAAGATAGTCTCAATAAACGATACGAGCCTGTTCCTAATGGTTGGTATTGCACAGATGATTTAATGTCAGCTTGGAACACAGGGAGATCATCCGTTCAAGAGAGAATTAAAGAAGGAAAAAAACTTGGATGCGTAACTGAAAGAAAGTTCTTTGTTAAAAAAAATGGAGGAAGAATGATCCCATATTACAAGTTCCATCAGAAAAGTTAAAGGGGGAGGGAATTTCTCCCCTCCCCGCAGTGAACACACAAGCAGGGCAACACAAAGCCCAGCGATGCGAACTTATTTCATTGTTTCCCAATAGTCAATTGGATATTTAATTTCTATTTCAGTTTTTTCGTTGTCGAATCCTTTGACTTTTTCTTGTTCGACTTGGAGCTTGATTGTCCATGGGTTGTCTTCAGGTAGGAGTCCAGAGTGTCGCAAGCCATCGAGTAGATTCTTTGTGGAAGCTGCTGCGTTGTCTGGATCAAGACACCGGACTCGGAACAGAGTGAAGCGGACTTCAATGCGTCCAACAGCAAGTCCCATGCTAACTTTTTTTCCTTGTATTGGACTGCCCAATGCTGGCGCATGGTTTTGTTTAACGATGGGGTTCTGTATTGGACTGTTAGTTTTAGTTGCATTGGCTTGTATGAATGATCGTGATGCGTTAGGAAAGGCAAGCAGTAGTTCTTTCTCTGTCATAGAGTATATCCCTTTTCTTTAGCCCAAGCTGGATTGTCATGGCATCTGGTATGACAAATGCGGCAAAGAGATAAAAATGTATCCTTGTTGCACAGATTCTTGCCTCGCTTCGCCATGTGGTGGATGTCGGTAGCATCAAGACCACAAATCTCACAGTATGGATTTAAAGCAAAGTGTTCCTTCCTTGCTTGCGAGTATTGCTTGAGTTCTTTTGCGTGCCTTGATGACACCTTATTCATCGGCTTCTTTGATGTTATTCTACTTCCTCTTTTTAACAGGCTCATAATATGACTCCATACTTGTTAATACTTCAAGGCATTCGCTATTCGTGAATGGCAAATCGACGCACTTTGGAAAACTCTTTCCTCGCATATGCATATCACCAAGTTTATTTAGCTTGAAAGGAGAGACGAATACCTTCATATCCCCATTCTCAAGGCCAATGAACGGGATTAAATCCATTCTACGAATCCAGTTTTGACATTATCTTTTTTAACCATTGCTCATTTTTTACCTCTTGTTTTTTCCTTGGCTTGCTTGGTAGCCTAATTCTTTTAAGCCTGTAAACATCCGGTATTGGACTTTTCTTTACAAGAATTTCGTGAGTTATTGTCTTATGTCTCTTGGAACAATACCTAATTCTTCTGATAAAACAAACATTGTCTTCAGTTGTTAGTGTTCTTGTATCACTTACATCTGTATCAAGTTTACATTTACTGCACTTCATTTACGAATTTCTTTGCCCCCTCCATTAGAAACATTTTACTTACAGCTTCATCAACTGTGTATGCGGGGTATTCAATTTGATTTATAAGAGACTTAATTAATTCAATTGCTTTGTATATTTTATGAACGATCTCGTCATCCGAAACAATGCCGTTATCCCTTGGATGTTTTTTACCGCAAAGACGAGCCTCAACGATTTCGTATTCGATCTTCCAATGCGCTGCATCTTCTAAAACATCCTCATGTGCTTTTTCCAATCTTTTGATTGCCTTCATAGCTAAATCTCGTTGGTCTTGCAGATTTATTATTTCGGAACGAAGAGAATCAATTTCACATTGCGCCATTAAACTGTGGTTAAATTCCAATTTATTTGGCGCATCTTCTGGTCTAGAGATATATCGAACAGATACATCTCCTACATATTCTGGCATCACATCTTCCATATTAATCTTTCTTCAATAGTTCCTCTACGATTTGTTCAGCTACGTCATGCAGCGATGGGTATGCGAGCATATTGAATGACTTTCCATGCTTTTCAATAAATGCTTTCCAATCTCTGTGTTCAGCTTTAGTGAGCTTTGTTTGGTATGGTCTTGCCTCTCCAGCCTTACGGATGATTCCCATTATGCTGTCAGCCTTGTTGTGCATGGCAGCTTGGATTTCAGCTCGATCTGGATAGACACACTGCCGGATGCTGGTGCAGCCTGGTGCTATCTTAACGAGCCAGTAGCCTTCATCAAGGCCATGGTATGCGTTTGGATCATTGACTTGGATATATCGCTTCCCAACTTTGCGGTAGAGTATATCTGACTCTACTTGCGCTATGCGTGTTTGTGCGTTCATGCAAAAAACATCTTGCACTAAATGTAGTGGCGTGTCAATATCTGGTTTCCATGAAACACACATTCATTCACCTTGGCTGCGAGGTTAAGATCGCAGGTAACGATGTCACAATCTATCGGCAAGATGGAGGTATTGATAAGATCAAATTAAAGTTGATCCATGATCAAGACACAGCAGAAGAGTTCGTCAAGGACTACATCACGCTCAGTATTGTTAAACAATAAACCAGAAAAACACTAATGTGGATACTACCATCACAACTCTTGAAATGTGCGCCGGATATGGAGGCATTGGACTTGGAATCAAAAACATCTTTGGCGAGCGATTGCGAACCATTGCATATTGTGAGCTTGAGGGGTTCGCTCAAGCCAATCTCATCAGTAAGATGGAAAAAGGACTCTTGGATGCAGCACCTATATGGAGCGATCTTAAAACCTTTCCATACGAATCGTTTCACAGACTGGTGGACATCCTCATTGCGGGATACCCATGTCAGCCATTTAGCGCAGCAGGAAAGCGAGCAGGTAAAGAAGACCCAAGACATCTTTGGCCTTGGATCGCAGACGGAATTCGACTTCTTCAACCAAGAATGTGCTTCTTTGAAAACGTCGAAGGACACATCTCGTTGGGACTCTCAACAGTCATCAGTGATCTGGAAGAACTGGGTTATAAAAGTTCGTTCGGAATATTCAGTGCGAGTGAAGTTGGCGCAGTCCACCAAAGGAAAAGAGTGTTTATCATGGCCCACCGCAACGGCGAGGGATTTTGCAGGGAAAAGTGGTTCTGGCAGGCAGGGGCGCAAGGGGCATCCAGCGGATACTCTACCGAATGCGGTAGCTCAATGGCCGACACCAACAGCAGGAGAATGTCTGGATCAAGGAACGAATTGGGAAACGCTGGCGAGGCTGGACAAGGGTGGTCGAATACTTCGCAGGATGGCATCATTGGAAATGTCTGGCCATCACGCCCCGGTCAACCACAATACGCATGGGAACCGCCAAGGGTCGTGGCTAACTCCAAACACGATGGACTCACTTCCTGTCAGATCGGAGGAAGCACTTGCGAGACAATACCAGAAAAACAGATTTGGGAGGACAACTCACTCAACATTGAGAGAGCAAGTTGCATTGCCACCACCAAGTCAGATGGCATGGGCAACTCCTCGCAGTTGTTCTGCTATGGCAGCAACAATAACAGAGGAATCAGTGAACAAGGAGAACAGATTCCCGAATCTAGAAACTCAAGTTGGGAGGCAGCAATGGGCAACGCCAAGAGCAGGGAAAACAACGGACGAGAATCCAGAGACATGGCTGAAGCGTCAAGCCAACGGGGATGTTGCGACGATGCCACTAACGGCGCAAGTGAAAGTGAAACAATGGGCAACGCCACGAATAGGCGGCGAGGAAAAAGCGGAGACGAGACTTGCGAGGGGGCGGGAAATTGGACTTCACGGACAAGTGGGAGCAATGACGAACTCAGCAAAACTCAACAGCCAATGGGTTACTCAACTCATGGGGCTGAATCTCGGTTGGGTATCTCCGAGCTGTCCGGCCTCAGTGATTCTGAATTGGCCGAAATTCGTGAGTGGATGGTGCGCTGCGACAACAGAACAGATGAACTGCGATTGCTCGGCAATGGAGTTGTCCCGGCAACAGCAACCAGAGCTTTTCTGACACTATTGGAGAAACTAAAATGAGCAAAGAACAGAAAGTATGGCTTGCACTTCAGTCTGCAAAGACAGATATTATTCTTGCAATTGCTGACTACAAGAAACCAGATCGTGCTGCTTGTAAGGATTGGATAAACCAAGCGACATCAAGGCTGATGGAAGCTTACGCTTTACTGCGTGAGGACGGAGGATACGAGCTTTAACTAAAAATACTATGATTGTAATGCCATCAAACAATAGCGGCATCCAAGTTGGATACATGGCAGGTAAATATCAAGGCAGGATTGGTTGGTTGTTGTCTCCAGATGGATGGATTAAGCCGCCTTCTTGGATGCCATATGCCATAGACAATGGAGCGTATCCAGCTTGGGCAAACAACGTGCCGTGGAATGAAGATAAATTCTTAAATCATTTAGAAAAAACAAAAACAGCACCAAAAAAACCATTGTGGGTTGTTGTTCCAGATGTTGTAACTGATAAAGAAGCTACTATTGCTAAATGGATTCCTTGGGCTAGACAAATTCGTGAAATATTATTTAATGTTCCTCTTGCTTTTGCGGTGCAGGATGGAATGACAAAGTCAGATGTTCCATCAGATGCAGAAGTTATATTTGTTGGAGGATCAACAGAATGGAAATGGAAGAACCTTTACGAATGGACTTCAAACTTTAAGCGAGTTCACGTTGGCAGGGTTAACTCTGAAAGACTTCTTTGGATGGCACACGAAGCTGGAGCAGAATCTTGTGACGGCACAGGATGGGTTCGTGGAGGAGAAGAACGATTAGAGGAACTACACAGGTATCTTCAACAATCGACAGGTGGAGATAATAGACCGCAATTACAATTTTTATGAACATATACGAAATTACGCATCGGGCAGAATGCCCAAATGGAAAATTGATTGATACATACAAAATCAAGATAACAAGTCACAATACAATTATCGTTGAGGAACTAATAAATATATTGGAAAATTCTCCAAAACAAATCTATCAAGAAGACCTAGCAGATTATCTTCGCGCAAAACTTGGGGCAATGGTAGAGATTGTCGGCTGGCATTACGGAATAAAAATAATCTGCATCAGGGAATGAAAACCACAATATTCAAAGAGTTTAAATTTAGTGCAGCACACAATCTAACAGTGGATGGTCATACATGCTCAAAACTGCATGGACATAATTACAAAGTAAGAATAGAATTGTCTGGTAAAATGGATGCAAGTGGAATGATTTTAGATTTCTCAGAAATCAAAAAAAGAATACAGCCGATAATAGATAAATTAGACCACTCGTATTTGAACGAAATTATCATACTGCCAACTACATCCGAGAATATTGCTTCATGGATTTTTACTCAATCAAACAATCAGTTAGGATGTGTTGCAAAGGTAACGCTATGGGAAACTGAATCATGTGGAGCAATAGTAACATTTTGAGATGCAATAACGTGGCAATGTGGCGGGTTATACCTTGGCGGGTCGAATCTGGTCAACAAGTAGCCATCTCCGTAACCACATAAAACGGAGGCTCTCAATTATTGTTAAACAATACTTGAACACTACACATGGTTAGTGTAGTGTTCAATCTGCTGTAGCAATACAGCCATTCGCGTGAGAACGAATGCAACGCAAGATTAAATTGAAACTATATATATCGACTACCTCTCGTAGAGTATTCTCACCCGTCATTTCAACGGTCTTGCGCTACGAGGGGAGTCGGCCCCATTTATTATGAACGAATCAAAAAAGGAATTTAGAGGCGTGTGGATTCGCGCAAGCCTATGGAAAAGACAAGACCTAACATGGTTTGAGAAGTGCCTTATTGCTGAGATCGATTGCTTTGCTGGAAACTGTTTTGCAAGTAACGCATATCTTGCTGAGATGATGGGAACAACTGAGTCTCGTTTAGCGAATGCTCTGAGCAAATTGAGGGGTATGGGATTGATTATTGATGGAAGTTTTAACGGAAGAGTTAGACAGATTATGGTATCAAATGAAGTATCATCAGACCCAATAGCAGGGTTCACGCCAGAGTTAAAGCAGGGTTCACCTATATGTGAAGGCAGGATTAACACCAGTGTGAACATAGATACTACTATAGAACAAAGGATAGAACATACTCCTTCGGAGTTTGAAAAATTCTATTCTGCATACCCTCGTAAAATCTCAAAACCTAATGCTGAGAAGGCGTGGAAGAAACAGAAGTGTGTCTTATCAGAAGTCATGCCAGCACTTCAGAAACAAATGAAGCTATGGAACGATCCTCAGTTCATTCCACATCCTGCCACATGGTTGAACGGAAGACGTTGGGAAGATGATCTAACTACTAAATCAATACCACCACAGCAGAGCGCATACAAAAACAATTCTAACGCAAACCTCGCGCAAAAGAAGCGCAACTGGTATGACATATGTGAAGAGCGTGGAGAACGCGAAACATTCAAAACATGGGTTGCAGAAAACAGACCGGAGGAATGGTGTGATTATCTTCCATCAATGGATGTCCGGTGGTGGGTGGAATTTTGTGATAGATCAATTGAGTTTTAGTAGATACAATCAAATCGAACACATGAAACGAATCAAGCTTCTCTGGCTTTACATCAAGCGCGAATACTACATCGCGCAGCTGGTGTGGAACGAAATCAAGATTGCAATCATCAAGTCACTCTCAAAATGAAAGAGTTCATTTTAATGACAGCAATTGCCATGCTGTTTATTTTCACAATTTCCGTTTGGAAGCGGGCAACCCAATCGGACTTCACAATCTGCCCACTCTGCAATCAACACACACAATAAACACACAATGAAAGAATCAGGACACTATTACGATCTCACAGGCAAAGCAGTCTTTGAGGTTCCAAACAAATCAAAAGGTGGAATGCGCCCAACGACACTCAAGGATTGTCGAACATTGGGCTTGCTCCCATCGGTTACTACCATATTCAAGTGCCTCGCAGCACCGGAACTTGACCGCTGGAAACAACAACAGGTTCTCATGGCAAGCCTCACGCTGCCTCGCAATCCAGATGAGACAGATGAAGCTTATTGCTCGCGCATCATGGAGGACGCATTCAAGCAGGTTGAGGATGCAGCTGATCTTGGAACAAGTATCCACAAGGCGCTTGAGAATCACTTCCAAGGACTACCATACGACCCAATCATGGAAGACTATGTTTCTCCAGTGAAGAAGTGGGTTGATGCAAACCGAATCAAGTTCCTTCAACATGAACTTCGCTTAGTTAACCCAGATGTTGGTTATGCTGGAACAACAGATGCACTCATTGAGAAAGATGGTGTGCTGTATGTGCTGGACTACAAGAGCCGAAAAACTAAACCGGAATATGAAGTCAAGCCATGGAGTAAGGAACCCATGCAGATTGCAGCTTATGCTCACGTTGCAAAGGCTACCCGTGGAGTGAATCTTTACATCTCAACAACAGAGCCTGGGCGTATTGGTGAAGCGTGGTATGATGAGAATACGCTAACAGAAAATTACAATGCGTTTACACATGTCTGCAAGTATTGGCAGTTTGCTAACAACTATGTTCCTCCGAGCGGATCATTCTGAAAAAAATAAAAAACTTTTTATTGACCATAGATAAAAACCAAGTAGAATAAAAACCGCATGAACACACAATCAGATAACATTGCAGACCTCGCGGCTTCGCTTGCCAAAGCGCAGTCGGAAATGGGAGCGGTTCACAAGGATCAAGACAATCCTTACTTCCGCTCAAAATTTGCTGGACTCTCAACAGTATGGGAAGCAGTAAAGCCAGCACTCACAAAGAACGGACTTAGCATCGTGCAGATGCCAGGTTCTGATGAGCGTGGATACTTTGTCCAAACACAGTTGTTACATAGCAGTGGACAATGGATTCGCAGCACAACTTACATGAAGCCCGCCAAAGAAGACCCGCAGGGAATTGGCAGTTTAATTTCATACGCTCGTCGATATGCTTTGCAGGCAATGGTAATGGCATGCCCTGACGACGATGATGGCGAAGCCGCAATGGGTCGCACCGCTCCACAAAAGCCAGCGGAAGCGTCTAAACCAGCGCAGAAGGCAGAGACACCCAAGGCAAAGGCAGTCAAACCTACAGAACCAACAGTGGAGTCTGTAGATAAGCCAAAGTTCAATGGTGAATCTCATCAGCAACTCTTTCAGAAGTTGATGGCAGAAGGAATCACGCAAGATGATTTCATGTCCTCGCTTCGACACGCTGGAACCATTCCAGAGAATGCAAAAGATTTCTTCTTGATGAAGGAAGCAACCGCTCAAAAATTCTTGGGCGAATTAACAACAACAATCGGTGTAGTCCGTGAATGGATCGCACTCTACAAAAAATAATACAACAATATGTCACAGCAATTTGACAACACAAACTCCGGCGTTCTCTTCACTAACACAAAGAAGAACGAGAAACATCCTGACTTCAAGGGTCAACTTAATGTTGAGGGAAAAGAGTGGGAGATCGCGGCATGGAATCGCACCAGCAAAGCTGGAAAACAGTTCCTTTCGCTGAAGATTTCGGTTCCTTATGTTAAGGACACATCGAAAGACACTGATCTGAATCAGGATTTCTAATTTGGTATGCATGGCGCGGGGAGGCAGGGTTTGGTGGTTACCTGCCTCCCCCAAACCTTTAAAAAATGAAAAAGTATCCAGTTTTAGGTGTTATCCTTCCTGACAAAGTTAAAAAGGAACTCAAAAAACAATCTGCTAAGAATGGCAGATCAATGTCAACTGAGGCTGCAAGAATCATTGCTAAAGAACTTGGCATGGAATCTGCTGAATAATTAGTTGCATGAACACACTAAAGGGTCAGTTCCAAACCCCAAAAGGAACAATCACACGCCAGCAATTGGCAGAAACATTGGCTGGAAAGTATAAAACAGACATCAAAACATCACTAAAGCTCATCTCAATCTGTGAGCGAGAGCTTGAGCTTGAGGAAGATGCGCCAAATAATCACTTTGCATTGCTGGAAGAAGCCTGTGCCATCATCCAGTTTGATCGAGGTGAGATTGATGCGAAAGAATTGAAGATGACTATTGTTAAACAAGAATTAGAAGAGGGAACTGAGGAGTCAATCCTTGAAGCCGCACTCAATACACGCTTGGACAATGGCTATAGCAAACTCTCAGAACGCTATGATTTTGGTGAGTTTATGACGCAGTTCAAGCCAAAGGAAGGCATCATTCCCACACCGGAAGATTATGCTGCTGCCATTGGCATGGGTGTTGATATGTCATCCAAAGGAATGTGGCTTGCAGGAGATGGTATCCGTTATCTGTATGCTACTGGACACGAGAATGTTCTGACTCAAATTGCATCGAGTCTCAAAATGTCGTATAGCCATGTAAGCAACTGGCATCGTGCAGCTGCAAGGATTCCAGCACACCTTCGTAATGAGATTAGCCCAACTGTTGCCGTTGAAATTGCTACCGCAAAGTTCTCAGACGATGAGCAGGAGAACAACCGCAAGATGTTGCAACTCGTTGATCAAGCGAGGAAAGAGAAGTGGTCTTGCCAAGAGGCTCGTTCTCATGTTCGTGCAGAGAAGGGTGGATCAATGGAGAAGCCAGTCAAGCTATCGTGGGTTCAAGAGTTTGGTGGAAACGAAGACCTTCTTGTTATTGCTTGCCAATGGTCAATCGGTGGTGGCGCTGGTGAACTTGATCAGTTTCATTTCATTGTTAAACTGGCGAAAATTTTCCATCGTCTGTCTGAAAATGCACAGGGATCAATTCGTCTGATCGTCAATGACCGCATTAAAGAACACGCATCGCTTGAAGAAAGCGGCAAGGAAGGATTGTTTGATGAAGATACGATTCAAGATTTGCTGAAGATTTCAATGAATACATTTGGAGATGGCGCGAAATGAGCGGAGAACTTCCATTTATCGGTGGTTTTTTCGTAGGATGCGCTCTTACTGCACTTTTAATGCTAATATTTACAATTGACCCACTTGAAAAAGAAGCAATTAAGAGAGGATACGCAGAAATGAAACTTAAAACACCATACGACACAGAAGCGGTATTTACTTGGAAGGAGGGCGCGAAATGAGTGACACACCAGAGACGGATGCGGCAACGCATGACGTGAGTGATTATGGCCCACCTGTGCCTTGTTCTTGGGGAGATTGGGTAGCCGCTGATTACGCTCGCAAGCTGGAGCGCGAGCGCGACGAGGCGCGGGAGGCTGCTGATAACCTAGTTGAGTATGCTCGCCAATCCCTTGTGGAACTAGAAAAATGGGGAAAAGGTTATGGTCGCTACGAACGAGAGATGAATCAAATCCGAGTGGACATTGCGCGAGTGAACTGGCGGGAGGGCGCGAAATGAATGAGTATCCAAGGTGCGAACAGTTAGGCATTGTCATCATTCAAGAGCCAGTAGCGCATATTAAGCGATCTAATTTGCATGAGTGTTTGCTCAAAGATGGGATTGATCTAGAAGAATACTCTGAACTATACGGAATCCAGACGCAGTATGTAGAAGGACCATATCCTTGGGATGTTGAAGCAGTGCTTGAACGTATGATGTCAGGCAAGCTCACCGGAACGCAGTTTATAATGGATTAATATGCACTACGCGCTAAATGCTCCCGTTCCACAACACATCTACGGATATGTAGAGAAAAAAATCTTGTTTGGACTTGATGATGTTGAAGGCTACGAGCCTTGCGTAATCATTGGAGTTACGTCAATACCTGGGCGAGCGTTACACTTCTCTATTCTTTGCGAAAGCGGAGCGCAGTGGGCAAGGATTCCGATTCATTGCGTATTCCACAGGATACCATGCTGCGACGAGAAGCCCTTGTATGAGGTTTTTGACCTTCAAATGTGGGATTGTATGGGTTTGGAGTTTAGTGTTGTTCAATACACGTATTTCAGAGAGATGTCCTGCACCTTCAGAAACAGAGAAGGCAAGAATGTTCCGGCTCAGTATTGGTTCACCTTGGATCACACCGATAATGGGTTCAGCCTATCCCCAACACAGCACAAATGTTTTCACTTACTGAAATGTAATGATGGGTCAGGTCAAATCGCAGCAATGCCTAATAATCGGATTGTGTGGCATGATCCATCGTTCGTTAGGCATGGTGATGTTCCTAAGTATAAGGTGATGGCAGATGTAACCTGGCACTGCGAACAACAAGAACTTGACAATCCGCACGATACGGCATTTACTGAATGATATGGCAAGAGCAAAGGGACAAGACTTAACACCTAAAGAACGAGAGTTCTGCAAGTTTCTTGCAACAGGAGTTCCAGTGTATCGAGCGTTTTTTCAAGCTGGATACAAGGCAACGAACAACAAGTATGCCAGTATGAAGGGGTCTGCTATCTCTTCCCGCCCTAATTGCGCGAAATATATTTCTGAGTTGAAGGACGCTAATTGGTTATCGAATGTGATGAGTATTGCTGAGAAGCGTTCACTCATGGCTGAGATCGCTAGAGCTAAACCATCAGACATCACCGAGGATTCGCCAGCTTGCTCTATATCGATAGACGGCGAAGGAAACAGGTCAATACAAGGGCCAAAGGTTTCGGACAAGCTGAAGGCAATTGAACTCGATGCCAGGATATCCGGTGAGTTATCGCAGGAAAATGATTCAAGGACACAAATTGCAATCCAACTGATCAATGATCGGCTGGAGATTCCATCGCCTGAAGTGAAGGCAATCGAAGAGTAACAAAAAACCCGCTCCGGTTAAAGAGCGGGTATTTTGTTTAGCTTGTGTTTAGCTTGTGTTTATATTCCACTGTAGACCGCAAGGACTCTAGCGTGAGCTGATGGGCGCGTTGCCTTGCGATATTCCAAGCGTTTTATCTTCTTAGCTTTTAGAGCAGCAATAAATCTTCCTCCCATAGCGTTTGGATGCGGCGGTTCTGGAATCCATGCGCGAACATCTTCAGCGGTGAACTCAGCTCCGTTACGAGCAAGCCACCCTATAATATAATCGCAGTCATTTCTCCAGTCTTCTGGAGTGTTGGAATCTACTTTTGAGATACCGTAATCACGTAGTTGTTCTCCAGTCATATTATTTTTAACAAGTTGGTTGGCTTAGTGGCGTGTCGCAGATGTGTGTTTGTTTTGCTATGCGCGTGAATGATTCGTCTGCTTTTCTCTTGAACGATAATACCTTGCCACTATTGGAAAGAATACAGCAGTTTTGTGTAATTTTTTCCATGGCATAAATCTCAGCCATTGCGACATTCTCAAATGTGATGTTTTGTGATGCGGTAGATAGAGTAACCATTAGATACCCCTCCTTGCGCGATTGAGAGCTGCGCGGCATTGCATCATCAAGAGCGTGTCACCGTCACCATAAGCATCAAGAACAGCCTCTAATGCTTCCATCATTTCTCTCCTTGAGGACTCGCCGGATAGTGGTGAGTCCTTGAATCTGAATAGTGGTTTCTGTTTATGTAGTGTGTGTGTTCTCATTTCTTGTTTTTCTTCTGTGGTTTAGGATAATACGATGACTTGTATTTAGGTTCTTGGTTATTGCAGTTGCGGATGATTCTGATGTATGCCTCTGGATCGAGGCAAGTGTGTTGTGTTTTTTCTATTGCGCTCATAATCAATCGCAGTAACACGTTGCATTACACATATAAACGTATAAGTCACCGACCTTTTCTTCCTGGCATGAGAAGTCTTGTCCGTCCATACCGTGAACCTGACCGATTGACCTTGCGCCGGATTTTGTAATCTGACGTGTCGTTTTTACAACGAACTCATACCATTCCGTGTTACCAGAAGATGATACTGATGTTCTTTCACCATCGAATTGAATTGTGTTATTCATGTGTGTTTTGTGTTTGTTTCTGTCAGAATCTGACAGTTTCCGGCATGATTGCCAGACTTCTACGCACTCCATGGAATGCGTAGAGTGTCTGACTACTTCCAGACCTTTCCAATACGCTCTAATTCGCGCCACATTGGTTTAAATTTTGCGCCCTTCAGACATGCCAGAATTAGGCTCGGGGGTAATTACCGGCTGGCCATCCACCAGGGCGGGCATAATTTCGGCGTCGTCGGCGGCCAGCTC